CCAAGCATTTTCAATTTCTCTCTCTACTTTTACAGTTGTATTTCTTACACTTCCCCAAACCTGAGTATAAACAGGATCTTTTGAAGAAACTCCAAGACCTTCAAAATATTCAATTGCCTTAGGATTATAAGCAATTATATCCCAAGGAAGAATTGCTTCTCTGAAATTAAAAATAACACCATGAATTCTTGCGTGGAGAACATCATCTGTACCTTCTTTAGGCTCTACAACAGTTACTTTATTAATAACCATATCATAAGTAAATTTATTTCTAGCAGAACCTTCGGGAGAAAGCTCTTTAATGAAAGTAATAAAACCACCTTCATTTCTCTGAGCGGATACCATTCTTTCATCATTTACCATATAAAAATCATTTAAATCTCCAGAAGGAGTAAGTCTGATCTTTTCTGCTTCATCTTTTCCAACTTTCAGCCAAGTTTTCTCTTCTGCTACAATTTTTTCAAAAGCAGAAAATCTACTGTCCGGCTTACCACTTCCGAAAGTAGGAAGCACAAAAGTATAATGTACAGGAATAACATTCAATCCTGCTTCATCAGTTGCAATATGAAGAGTTCCTGACCAAAATTCCTGTCCAAAATAATTTGAAGATTGATTCTTTACTACTTTCTTTGCTAAATCGAAATCATAAAGTCTACCTTCCAAAACTTCTTTATTTATCTTATTTTTCATTCTTTTTACCTCTTTTTATTCTTTATACATTTATTATATAATAATTTTTTAAATTTTTCAAATTATCCTTCGTAAGTAATTAATTCTTTTGCATATGGAAGTGACTCAATCCATTCACAAAATTGATGCCATTCTGATAATTTATGATGACGGCGTTGAAAATAAATGTTTCGTAATACTTCATAATTAAGAGTTACAGTTCGAGTTTGCAACCATGCTTCAGGAAGTACTCTAATTAATTCTTTCCAATATTTTTTATCTTTAGTTTCATTATATCTTAATCTGAGAGTTTCACAATATCCAATAATATCATCCCAAATATCTGTAATAAAAGTATCTGTATTATATGGTTCATTGTCATAAACTCTTAGATTTTCAAAATCATCCATCTCAAAACAATCAAAGGTGATTGGAGTAGATGCTAACTTATGCATTGTTGAAGTACTATTAGCAACAGTACCTACTTTATAAGTATCTGCTTCCTTCCACCAATATAACGGTGCAGTTATGTCAACAGAAACAAAGATTTGACGCATAAATTTTCTATCACTTGTTCCTGCTTTAATCATACGTTGAGCAAGATCTAAATCCTTAGGACCTATATAAGCGTATTCAAATAAACATCTATTAAATCCCCATCTTATAATACCATTTCTTCTTAACCAAGCTGCATATTTATCCACTTCTTGGTCATAATGATCGCCGTCTTCTACAGAAATATTATCTTTAATACAATAAAGATGCGCTATATCCCAATCTTCTGTATCATTAACAGTTCCTATTCCAAAACTACTATCAGATTTTTTCCAGCTTTCAAGAGGATTACGTAATCCTCTAAATGCTCCTTCAAAATTCATAACTTCAGTTTTTTCAAATTTCATATTTTATCCCCTACGGTAATAGCAGTTGTATTTGTTTTTGAATTTGTTGTTGCATATATAGGATAAGATGGAGTTGTCCAAGTCCAAGTAGAATTAGCTCTATATCCATCCCAATAAACTTCATTTAAAAGAGTTTCTAATTCTTCTTTAGTAAACTCAATTTTTCCATTTTTATTTTTCTAAAATACTTTAACTATCATTTATTTACTCCAATATTACTATTATACCCATATGTATCAGCTTGATACAATGATATAAAATATTTTTCTTTTTCGTTTAATTCATCTCGATTACATTCTAAAAGAATTTCAAAAGTAAAGTTCTATAAACCATATTCTTGCATTGCTTTATAAAGTTTATTACCAGGCGGAGTATCAATTCCTAATCCCGCTTTACAATGCTAATTCCATCTTTTATATATATCAACCGCTTGTCCAATATAACATTCTCCTGTTTGAGAGTTTGTTATTTTATAAATTCCCATTTTTGTTTTATCTTTTAAAATGACAGGGAATTTAACTTTGGCAAGCGGTTGCCAGTATGTCTGCCATATTAACATAGATAAAATACGAGGTTTAGCTAATTCTAACTTAACCCTTTCTAATTTTTTTATATCAGAAAGCTAGATATTTGATGGAACTAATCTATAATCATCTATTTTATTTTTAATTTCTTTCTATCTTAAAATAGCCTAATATGCGGCCTTGCGTGTCTACTTTAATGTCTAAAGTGAAGCGGCGGCCGCCTAAACTTCCTGCTAAATTGAACTTAATTTCTGTTCATATTTAGACTTTTGTTGATTACATTCCAGTTTAAAAAATTCTAACTACTGATCTATTGTTTTTCGTTTTAAATTTTCATAATCTTTTAATCGAGATTGAATTTGCTATTCTTCAAAATTATATTTCTAATTAAATTGTTGTTCTTTTTGCTATATTTTTTCTTCTATTGAAGTTAATCGCTTTTCGGCTTCTGCTATTTTAGTTGTGTATCCTTGCTAAATAGCTTCCTATTTATCTTTTAAATGAATTGTTTTTTCTGTTAGCCTTTTCTACCAAGAATTAAAATATATAGCGCAAGCACAAAGAGCACCAAATACAAAAACAATAAGAACAGCTGATATTGCTATTGAAAAATACATGTCTATAATAAAAATACCTGGGCTATTTTTATTTAACCCAGGCAATTCCTTTCATCAAGCTTCGTAATCATAAGTTCTGCCATAGTCAGTAAATTCGATAAACTTGACAGCCTCGTGTCTTGTCTTTCCATCTTCAACCACTTCTACTTCACCTGGGACACGAACCATAAGAGGTTTTACTTCCTTAACCTTCTTACCATCTACCTCTTCACCTGTTTCTTCCTTATGATTAGTAAAAGCTGCTGTCAGAGTTGCATTAACACTCTTTGCGCTCAAATCTAATGCTGCTGCAATATCCTTTGCAGTAATATGTTCTGACTCATGCTCTTCTACATACTTCTTAATCATCAGTGCTTTCTCACTAAACTTACCCATTTTTAATTTCTCCTTTTTTAAATCATTTATCTTATTTATTATATTATATTAAAAATTTTATAAAAAGTCAAAAACATTTTAGTTCTTGCCTTATATACTCATCTAACTAGAACAATTCTTCTATGGAAAGTGAGTCTATAATATTTTCAATTTTAGAAGAAACATCTTCAAGATTATTGTCCTTATTTCGACTTTCCATTTCTAACCTAGCTACTTCTTTTGCAATTTCTTTTAATCTTTTCTTATTCATATATTTATTATACCAAAAAATTTTTAATAAGTCAATTTATTAATTCTAGGAAATCTTCTTCAGTAATAATTGGAATATTTAATTGTTTAGCTTTTAAATTTTTACTTGAAGTTGATTCAACGTCATTATTAATTAGATAATTGGTTTTTGAACTTACCGAATCAGTTACTTTTCCGCCCTCTTTTTCAATAGCAGATTTAATTTCATTTCGGTTTTTAAAAGTTTTTAATTTACCTGTAATTACAAATGTTTTACCTTCTAACTTTTTCGATACCGAAATAAAAACTACCGGCCGCATCTCTTTTATATATTTATCAAAAATAGAATCAGCTTCAGTGAAATCATAATTAAGTAAAGTTTGAATCATAACTTCACCAATTCCAGGTATTTCATATAATTCTTGACTATTGTTATTAACAGCTTCACGGAAAGTTTTATAATTTCCAAATTTTTTAGTCAACGCTTCAGAAGCTACTTTCCCAATTAATGGAATCCCAATAGCACAAATAAATTTAGAAGTAGGACTTTTTTTACTACCTTCTATCGCATTTAATATTTTATTAACTGAAACTGTTCCAAATCCTGGTTTATTTGCCCATTCTGTTCTATATTCTTCTAGTTTAAAAATATCTTCAATATTATTAAGCCATCCATAATTAATAAGTTTTTCAAGTGTAATTTTAGACAATCCTTTTATATCTAATCCCTTTTTACCACAAAAATGGTCTAAACGATTAATTAATTTACCACTGCAATTAGGATTTTCACAATAGGCTCTCGTAATGCCATTTTCTTCTTTAAAAGAGATTTCTCCTTGGCAGATAGGACAATATTCAGGAAAATCATTAGCAGAAATTCCTCCTTTAGAAACAACTTCTCCATAATTATATTTAGGTCCAGCAGAATAAATCTGAGGAATAATTAAATTACTTTTATAAACTTCAACTGGTTCTCCAACATAAGCACAATCTCCTAAAATTTCTTTCATAATACTTACATTATGAAGAGAAGCTCGAGATACTTCAGAACCGTCAATTTCAATAGGGTTAAATACTGCAACAGGAGTTAAAACTCCTGTTCTGCCCATTGTCCAGTCAATATAACGAAGTCGAGAAGAATAAGTTATCATTGCGGGTTTCCATGCAATTGCATCTCTAAAATGATGAGCAGTTGCCCCTAAAGATGCACCATAATCTAAATCATTATATTTAAATACAACTCCATCACAAGGAATACCTCTTTCTTCTGCTCTTCTTTGGCATACTTCAAGAGCTTCTTCTATATCTTCTTTATTTCTTACTATATAAAAAGGTACAACATTAAAATCATAATTTATAGCTGTTATAATCTTATCTAAATAAGTTAAAATATCTGAATCATCAATAGAGATAATATCCCACATTATAAATGATAAGTTACGAGATTTAACTTCATTCATATCTAATAAAGCTAAAGCACCAGCCGCAGCATTTCTTTGATTTTTAAAACGATTAGAATCAAAATCTTTTTTAAGAATAAGGACTTCTCCGTCAATAACAACATGTCCGCTTTTAGGGATAATAAGAGGAATACCTTTTATATAATGAGCATGTTCTGTAATATCTCCTCCT